GAGAGCGACAAACTAGCTTGGGTGATAGATTATAAAACAGGTAAGTCTGCACGTTACGCTGACAAGGGACAGTTGGAGCTTATGGCGTTAGCTACGTTTAAGCACTTCCCAGTTGTCAACACGGTTAGAGCTGGGCTGTTGTTTGTTGTCTCTGAAGAACTTATACGAGATAGTTATACAAGCAATGATGAGAGCAGTTTGTGGCAAAAGTGGAACGATAGATTTGGAGATATGGAAGCAGCATACGATAATGATGTGTGGAACCCTAGACCTAGCGGCTTATGCAGGCAGTGGTGCCAAGTGTTGGAGTGTCCACATAACGGAAGAAACTAATGCGTAGAAGATACAAAAGACCCTACAAAAAAGAATACCAACAGCAGAAAGCCAGAGGTGAGCATGGGGATCGGATGGAGCGTCAACGTGCCAGACGAGCGTTAGATAAGAAAGGCGTAAACAGAAAAGGTAAAGACGTAAGCCACAACAAAATGCTGAGTAAGGGCGGGTCGAATAAAGATGGGTACAGGTTAGAAAGCCCAAGCAAGAATAGAAGTAGAAACGGGCATAAGAAAAAGAAGAATTAGGTTCAGTTGTCTTCCCCTTACACGTTGACACGCTGAACCTATAGCCAAAGGGGCTTATTACTCCGCCTCTTAAGAACCACGCGCCGTCCGTGGGGTGAAAGACGGCATTGTTCTGGAGAACACATGGAATTAAAGAAAGTGAAGGATTTCGATAGTAAAGAACGGTTTGAACTGTATATGCTTGAGGTGTTTATAGCCGCTGCATTATGCGAAAAGCCAGTAGAAGAGTTGCATGATTTAGATATAGCCAAAGCCAAACGCAAGATGAAAATGCAAGGCGTTAGACTTACGTGTGTATGAAGACATGGAAGTTATAGACAATAAAGCATTGCTACTTAGGCTACGTGACCCCGCAAAGGTGACTAGTGTAATACCTAAAAGTAAAGAACTTAAAAATAACAAGGTGGTTGTTAACTGGGGGCTAGAAGAAACACACGTTTTAAAGAACTTAAATATAAACGCGCCATCCCCGATACGTACACGATACAGTTATACGGGCAAACACTCACCTATGAAGCACCAGAGGACAACCTCTGAGTTCTTTACCTTGCACAAACGAGGTTTCTGCTTCAACGAACAGGGAACAGGTAAGACTGCTAGTGCTATCTGGGCCGCTGATTATCTGCTTAACGAAGGCTACATACACAGGGTTCTGGTTATATGCCCTTTGTCTATCATGGACTCAGCGTGGCGCGAAGATCTGTTTACTTTCGCTATGCACCGTACAGTAGACATTGCTTATGGGTCAGCTAAGAAAAGAAAGGCTGTGATCGACAGCGATGTAGACTTTGTAATCATCAATTACGATGGCGTTGAGATTGTATACGAGGACATACTCAATAACGATTTTGATCTGATAATTATTGACGAAGCCACACACTACAAGAACGTGCAGACTAAACGCTGGAAAGTCTTAAATAGACTGATACGACCAAGCACTTGGGTCTGGATGATGACAGGAACTCCTGCTGCACAAAGTCCTTTGGACGCATATGGCCTAGCCAAAATTATAAACCCGTCTGCGGTTCCTAGATTCGCTAGTGCGTTTCGAGATCAGGTGATGCTTAAAATAAATAACTTTAAGTGGATACCAAAAGAAGACGCTACCGATAGGGTATTCAAAGCCCTACAACCAGCGATTCGTTTTACGAAGGACGAATGTTTAGACCTACCAGAACTGATATATGTAAAGCGAAGGGTAGAACTAACGAGACAGCAAAACAAATATTACAAAGAACTTAAAAATAAAATGGTCATGCAGGCCGCGGGCGAGCAGATTACAGCGGCAAACGCAGCGGTAAATATGAATAAGCTGCTACAGATATCTGCTGGCGCAGTGTATACGGACGATGGTGACTCTTTGGAGTTTGATATATCGCCCCGATACAAGGTGTTGAAAGAAGTGGTGGACGAATCCAGCAAGAAAGTGCTTGTGTTCGTACCGTTCAAGCACGTTATAGACATACTCACTGATAAGCTCCGAGCCGATGGTATACCCACGGACATCATTCGTGGTGACGTAAGCTCTTCTAAAAGAACAGAGATATTTAAACAGTTCCAAACAACCAGCACACCGCAGGTATTGGTGATACAACCTCAAGCCGCTGCCCACGGCGTTACGCTAACTGCTGCCAATACAGTAGTTTGGTGGGGGCCAACCAGTTCTCTGGAAACATATGCACAGGCAAACGCTAGGGTGCATAGGTCTGGACAGGACCATAAGTGCACGATAGTACAGCTACAGGGGTCATTCGCTGAACAACGTATGTACTCACTGTTAGATAATAGAATAGATAGTCACACAAAAATAATTGATCTTTACAAGGAAATACTTGATTAAGTAACTAGAAGTCATTATTGTACGTTGTCTGGTAAATGGAGAACCTAGATGGAAAACGGTACAAGCAGTGACCACTTAGCAAAACTGCTAAGGGTCTTTCTTAAGATGCGCCGAAAAAGGGAAGAGTTATCTAAAGCATTCAATGATGAGGATGCCAAGATAAAAGAAGCCCAAGAGCTTATTAAGCAGGAACTATTGGAGCACTGCAAAGAGCATGGCGTAACAAGCGTTAAGACAGACGAAGGTAACTTCTACCGCAGCGCAAAAACTATTTATTGGACCGACGATTGGGAAGAATTAAATAAGTTTGTGCTGGAGAAAGGGGTGCCTGAGTTTTATCAGAAGCGTTTGTCACAAGCAGTTATTAAGGAGTATCTGGAGGAGAACCCTACAGAGGTGCCTAAAGGACTGAACGCCAAGACTGAATACACCATAACCGTAAGGAAGAAATGATGGCTGAAGGACTTGTGGACATAGGTACGGTGGCAGAACACTTTCAAGTGTCGATAAGCACTGTGCGTTCTTGGATTAGAGAGAGTCAGATCCCCAAAGATACATACATGAAGTTGGGTAAGACTTACAGATTCAAACTCAGTAGGTTGGAACAAGCACTTTTGGATTCTAAGCAAGATACCAAGACTGCCGAAGCTCCGTTAGATGCTCACGTAGACTATTGAAAAGAATAAGTATCAGAGACAACGTGTTTCACAAACTCGTTAATGGACAAGAATCTTTGATAGATTCAGAGGTCTTAGATGTAATCATAATCAATGCGGCAGTTATATCTAGGATGTACTACCCAAACGAATATGATCCTAACAAAACATCTTCGCCTGTCTGTTGGTCATCTGATACTAGGAACCCTGACCCTGATGTAATTTGTAAGCAGTCATACCGATGTATGGATTGTGAACAAGATATTAAAGGTTCTGGTGTTGGTAATTCTAGGGCTTGTAAGTTTTCACAGAAGATAGCTGTGACGATTGAGGACAACCTATACGATATTTACCAACTGCAATTACCAGCAACTAGTTTGTTTGGTAGTGCAAAACGAGGATGGATGTCGATGCAAAACTACGCCAAACACTTGGCTAGTCACGACACATCTGCAATGATGGTGGTAACCAGAATATGTTTTGAACATGATGGTTATGCGCCGAGGCTTCGTTTTAGACCCATGCGGGTTTTGGATGAAGTTGAGTTGGAGGTAGTGGCTGAATTGGAGAACCACCCCGACACATTAAAGGCTATAACGATGGTGGCTCCTGAGCCGTCTTACTCTGCATCGCCTTTTGAAAAAGTTGACGGGTTTGTATTTAACAAAGCTACATAATTTTTAAGATGTTTTGGAGAACAAAATGGCAGAACAGAAAGAAGATCTGACCTACAGATTGGATAATGTCGAGGCTAAATACCCTCGCATAGATAGAACGTACAGGTGGTCAAATGCAGATAGTATGACCGTACCCTGTGAACCTACAGAGGCAAACGCTAATTACTCTATGAGTTTCGTCATGGATAAATCGCAAGCTGATGCTTTGTGGAAGAGGATGCGTGAAGTCTACACAGCAAGACAGAAAACAGAATCGTCTTGGCCTAACAAGTTTGCTAAACCTTTTACTGAGACTGATGATGGTAGGTGGGAGCACAAAACCGTTTTGAAAGGGGCATATGGCAAAGAAGCTACCAGACCGCCTATGGTAGTTGATTCCGTCAATAAGAAGTTAGGAGACGACTTTCAGTTGACCACCGGAAGCACAGTCAATTTAAGTTTTGTATTTGTGCCGTATTACATGGCTACAGGTGTGGGCGCGGGCGTGTCGCTACGGTTGAGAGCGGTACAGGTGGTTGACTACGTGCCTATGAAAGAGTCATCGCCTTTTGATAGTGTAGAGGGCGGTTTTTCCGCTGGGTCTACAGACAACGTGAGTCCGTTTGGTGCTAAGGTAGAGAAGGAAGCTACCGCCGATGCGGAAGAAGATTGGGAAGACGAAGCTCCTGTTAAAGAGCCTAAGAAGATGCAAGTCAAGAAGGCTGCACCGAAGGAAGAAAAACAGGAACTGGCCGCGGTCATAGACGATTGGGACGACTGATCTTCAACAAGCTTCACTACGGCTAGGTTTTGACACGGGCCGAAAAGGGGCGGTTTTCCAAAAGTTACGCCCCCTGCCGTGGTGTCTCTTATTTAGGCACATTAGATGGATGCAAGACAATTTTTAGAGGTAACAACTAGCGAGGACGGAACTTATTGTTTATTAGCTATAAAGGCTAAAGAAGATAGCAGGATTCAAAAATTCTTTACTGACATCTTAGATGTAGTAAATGCAGCACAAGATTTTGATAAGAAAGGCTACGATGTGTACTTTGCTCTGGCTACGTTTAAAGACGGTAGCTCAAGAAGGGTCAACAACGTACACCAGATTAAGTCATTTTACTTAGATTTAGACTGCGGACCATCAAAGGATTTTACGACCCAGCAACACGCAATAGACGAACTACGCAGGTTTAGCAAAGCGTTAAAACTACCCAAGCCGCTTATGGTTAGTTCGGGTAGAGGTATACACGTTTACTGGATACTAAAGGAAGCCGTCAGCTTGGATGAATGGCTACCTGTCGCTGAACAACTTAAATCACAATGCGCGGAGCATGACTTTCTCGCTGACCCCGCTGTAACAGCAGATGCAGCTAGGGTGCTTAGAGTAGTAGGCACGCACAACTACAAGCCGGAACCGCCAGAACAAGTGGTTACTTTGGGTGTAACGATCCCCCCAGCAGTGGACTTCGATGAGTTCGCCGATCTGCTAGGCAGAGGGGCGGTGTCTGTACCCAAACCGTATACACCAGCACCGAGCAACGCGATGATGCAAGCGTTGATGGGCAATATAGAGAACAAGTTCGGCACGATAATAAAGAAGATAAACGAGGGTAATGGCTGCAAACAACTGGAGCTGATAATCACAGATAAAGAGAACTGCACAGAACCTATGTGGCGTGCGGGTTTGTCTATAGCTAAGTTCTGCTCCGACTCAAAGAAAGCCATCCACTACATATCTCAAGGACACGAAGGGTATACGCAGCAGGCGACAGAAGAAAAGGTAAACCTTATAAAAGGACCGTACCTTTGCACCAAGTTCAACGAGTTTAACCCTAAGATATGTAATAAGTGCGTGCACTGGAAACGCATCAAGTCGCCGATTGTTCTTGGTAAACATATCAAACAGGCTACCGAAGAGGACAACACAATAGAGGCACCTTCTGCGTCCTTGCCCAACGCTCCAGTTCAGACATACGTGATACCCACATACCCAGAGCCTTATTTCAGAGCAGCGGGTGGTGGGGTATATATGAGATCAAGCGGTCCTGATGGAGAACCAGAGGATCAGACGATATACCACAACGATATCTATGTTGTGAAACGTATATTGGATGCCGAGTTAGGAGAGGCGATACTCATGCGTCTTCACTTACCCAAAGATGGGGTTCGAGAGTTTACGATACCACTGACCTCTGTAACATCGAGAGAGGAGTTTCGTAAGAACATGAGTATGTACGGGGTGGCAATCAATAGGATGGATGATCTAATGAAGTATACAACTACTTGGGTGAATGAGTTGCAAGCTACGACAGTGGCAGAGAAAGCACATAGGCAGTTTGGTTGGGTAGACGATGAAGCTAAGTCTTTCATACTTGGTAACCAAGAGATCTTTGCAGACAAGATAGAGTTCAACCCCCCTGCTTCCAACACCATCGCTATGTTTCCAGCGTTTACCACAAAAGGTTCGCTAGAAGATTGGAAAGAGATGACTAAGTTCTTAAACGTAGAGGGTCAGGAGCCGTACCAATATGTTATGGGTGCTTCGTTTGGTTCTGCTTTGATGCAGTTTATGCCTGTCGCTTGCTCAGTATTGCACTTGCAAAGTAGTGATACTGGTTTTGGTAAGACAACCGCACAGTTTGCAGGGCTTAGTGTATGGGGTGACCCTAAAGAACTTATTCTGGAAAAAGAAGACACGTATAACACGAAGATGAACAGGGCAGAGGTTTACCACAACATACCCTTGTTTATAGACGAAGTGACTAACATGACCCCCAAGGAGCTTAGTGACATGGCTTACCAGTATTACAGTGGTAGGCAGAAACGTAGGCTGAACGCTAGTGCCAACGTGGAGAGGTACAACGGTTCTTCTTGGAGTTTTATGACTATATCAAGCGCAAATGCGAGCATGATAGAGAAGATAGGTCTGTATAAGAAAGCACCGAAGGCAGAGGCTGCGCGGATACTAGAGTTTAGAGTTGATAAGTTCTTTAAAACAACTTTATCCAAAGAGGACACTGATGCTTGGAGTAAGGCGATACAGAACAACTACGGACACGCGGCCATACCATTCGTACAGTACGTAATAAAGAACTTAGATGAAGTAAAAGAGTTACTACTGTCTGTGCAAAAGAAGGTAGATAAAGATGCTGGGCTTACGCAAGAACATCGATTCTGGTCAGCGGGTGCTGCCTGTGCTCTGACAGCTTTGATAATATGCAGGAAGTTAGGGTTGCTGGAGTACGACACAAAGCCTGTGTACAAGTGGATACTGCACGTTCTTAAGTTAAATAAAAATACAGTGAGTGATATGAGTGATTCAGCAGAACAAACATTAAACGATTACATGAACGAGCACTGGGGTAATGTGCTGTGGATAAAAAGCACAGATGATCTTAGGAAGCAGAACAACAATGGTCTGGATACTCTAGTTGTGCCTGATGCCAACCCCAGAGTCAGGCTAGTTGCTCGTTACGAGACAGATATAAAAAGGGCGTATCTAGTGCCAAAGCCGCTGAAAGAGTGGTGTGGTAGGCAGCAGATAAACTATTCGTCCTTCGTAGACAATCTGAAAGCTAACATGAAAGCCACCAAATCAAAGGTGCGTCTGAGCAGGGGTACACACATGAGGTTACCCCCCACCGATGTAATCATTGTGGACTTTGATGTTAATCAAGACGATGAGGATTAGTGTCGTCAAGTGTATTAAAGGTTGATGACCTATGCCCGGATAGGGTAAGGGTCGTTGTGATGTGGGATAAGATGTTAATTGGTAGCTCTGTGTTTGTGCCTTGCATCGACACACAGGCAGCGAAGAAGCAGGCAACCGAGATAACCAAAAGAAAAGGCTGGGAGATAGACTGTCAGACTAGGATAGAGGGTAAAAAATTAGGTGTACGAATATGGAGAAGGGTGTAATACTACGCGAACCTACAGTTTTCCACTGTGGTTCTCCAAGGATCTACCTCCAGCCTAACCGCTGGGGGTAGGTTCACCTAAGATAGTACGGCCCTGCGTCGAGTTCTCTTTCTAAACTTAGCAGATATTGTTTTAACACAGGACTTAGCACCACGCCGTTGTACATATCTACGCTTGTCCTTGCGTGCTGCTTCATGGACTTTCTAATTGTTTCGGGTGTTATACGAACCTTAGCACCTTTACCAGCGTGTCTTCTATTGAAATCATCTATGTCTTTAATAGCATCTGACATATCGTCGCCTAGTCTGGTAGCTATATAGTATTTCTTTAGTAGCCTTGTACGTTCTTCGTCTATGGTTCTACTAATACGTTTAAGATCTTGATTACGTTCTTGTGCGTTAGTGTATCTAGCAGGCGAGAATCCAAGAGCTTTACCAGCCAAATCACCAAAGTTTAGATCGTCTGCAATAAGATCTCCTCTACGAGTACGTGCACCCTCTGTCGCAAACCTAGCAGATTGCATCAAGTTACGGAGTGCAGCGGGCATCATGCTTTCAACGCCTCGCTGTATCTCTCCTTTAGTTAGTACGTCTATCATGCCTCTATACACAGATGACAAAGTTCCTAAAGCTGGACCACCCATTATATTAAGAAACTCTTCTTTGCCAGATTCACCAAAGTCATATTTGTTACTACCCAGTATTAGATGGGCTAGTCCTATACGAGAAGATATATCTAACTCCGAACCAGCAAAAGCAGTCAAATACTGTATGCCGCCTTTATACAGCGGGTCGCCCAAGAACTTACGTGTTACTGTGTCTGCATCCTCTTCATCATCATCTAGTAAGAACAGATCTGCCATAGCTTGAAGCAACCCTATAGCGGTAATTCCTTGCACACCTGACAAAGCAGCAACTGCTACTTGGCTTGCTACAAACTGCCTTCTGGCTTGTTGAACACTATAGTCATCTAACCCGTTTTCTTTAGCCTGTTTCAATGCGGCTCTAGCCATCTTAAATTGATGGTAGTACATGGATACACCGTATGTCCTAAACATCATAGCCACTCGCCCTATACCGCTTTGAGCTATTCTTGGGGCTGTGCTAAGTGACACACTACCGTTCATTTGTTCTGTCTGTGACAAAGCATCACCCAATGCTTGAGCCTGCATTTGTCCTTCAGTTAAGTTGTTTTCTCCTTTGGCAGCGTTTGGTCTTGTATTTAGTCTGGCTAGTTCATTTAAGAAAGAAGCAACAATAGTTACTTGTCTATTCGCTCGCTCTACTGTGTGGAAAGGCAGTGCACCCCATAAGTTAAACTTCTCCCACATACCCGTCAGCTTACCGCCTTTAGTCTTGCCCCCTAGTTCTATACCAAGCGTGTCAGCCCAAAGAGATCTGTTTAACAAACTGTGATCTGAAGCAGCCTGCACCACAGGTCTTAACATCGTTAAGAACTCCCTCTTGGTGTACGTTTTAAACTTGCCTTTACCGATAGGCAGACTGTAGTAGGCTTTATCTAGGTCGGGAATATCTTTATCGTCTCGAAGGATCAGCGTGCCGTTCTCATCAGCAGCATAGTAGTTATCTATCG